GTGCTAGATATGCCAAATCTTCAATGCCGATACCGCTGGCCATGTCACTGGCTTTGCGTTTGAATTTGCGTTCCCACGAAACGATAGTGAAAAGGTTGGTACTTACTTCTACAGGGCCATCGCCCTGGTCTACTTTAAGTGTTAGTTGCATGTCGGGCCTTTCGGTTGTGGTTGCTAAATCAGGCAACAACGGTGGTTAAGGTTCCACCCTTGAAGGTAATTGAAATGGTGCTTAGTTCGCCCATGGTTGCGTTGATGACAGGCAAGGCCTCTAAATACGCCCCCACTAATTCGAATCTGGGTTCCGTTGGGCTGGCAGTGGTCAAGCCTGCAACAGTGTTAGAAACCTTTACGGTGGTGGTTGTGCCAACCAGTGCGGCAAGTGTTGCGTAAGTTTCAGAGGCCGCATAGGACATGTACAAGTCCAATGTGATTTCCTGATTGTAGAGACCAGCAACGAACACACGGCTGGTGCCACCAAAGGCTGTTGCTTCTAATGCTTCGGCAGTGTTGGTTACGGTGGCGCTGGTGCATTGGTCAGTTAACGAAACGCTGTTGACCATTACGCCTGGGTTTGAAAGGTAAGTCGAAGTAGCCATGGGTTAATCCTTTTTCGGTTGTGCTTTAGTTTTAGCAGATTTTGGGGCTTGCTTGTCGCTGACTGGTTCATCAGATTTGATAAAACCATGAAGCAACAATGCTTCAATGTTGGTTCCTGCACCTGGCACAAACTCTGCGCCTACGGTTCCGATTCTGTCGCTAGTGATTGTGTATTTCATGTTCACCCTGTCTGTGCTTGCATGTCAATGGATAGGTCATAGGCGGCAAATGTTTGGCCGCCAATTGGGATATAGCCAGGGCGCCCAGATTTCACTGCAACATTCTTTGCTAGGACTTGCGCACACATGCTTAAAACATTGCGTAAGCCGTCAAGATTGCCTGGCCCTAGTGTTACTACTTTTACCGAAAAATTCATGGTGACAATGTTGTAATTGAAGGCGTCAAAACTGGGGGCGTCAATAAACACACATGGTGGGTTTATTTTTTCGGGGTCAAACACAACCCGTAAACCTGTGATGGTTGCCAGCGTTGCCGCTAGGTCATCTATGGCCTCATTGAACAGGTCGGTGTAAGCCATCACGCAACCGCTGGCCGTGGGATACCAGCCAATTGTTTGATTAACGGTGACAGGCCTGACACAGCGGCTGAACCCATATCGCTAAAACTTGCGAATTGGTCTATGGCGCCACGCTGTCTGTAAATCGAACCACCCATCATGATGGTCGCTAATTCGACATCACCTGAAGGCACAGTAGTTAAAGAATCCGTGTAGCCAGATTCTTGCCTGCGTCTAAAAATAAAATTAGAAGCCGCTGTGGCACACTGTGCAAGGAACGCCGTTTCGTCTACGCCTGCCAACGCAATGCCTAACCATGTGCCAATTTGGCTTCCATTTACCCAACTACAACTTTCGGTAAAAGTCAGGGTGCCTGGTGGAATTGCGGCGCTTCGACTTAGGTCATCACCAGCGTCATAAAACAACACCTGGTTAGGTATTGGCAAGTTGTAATCAAATAACAAATCGCCTTGTGAATCAACACCAATGAAGTAGTAACTAGGCAATGCGTACACGGTGTGCGTACCGTTCAAGCCGTGGCCTAAGCCTGCAAGTGTGAACGATTGACCTAAACCCAATTCAGGTTCCGTCAGCGTTTGAACAACTGCGTAGTTATCCAAACGCTGATGGAAAGTAACAGAATAAACAGCCATGGGCGGCTAACCGCCTTTCGACTAAGCCTGGGTGATTTTGCGAATCATTGAACTGTTAGCGGCGAACACTGCCGCATAACCGTACATCGACATAGTGCGTGACACCGTGGTTGGGTTCTCAACACTTAGCAAGCCTTCATCTTGGCGATAAATTTCATAAGCATTGGCGTTAAAAATCACCATGGTCTTTGCGGCGAAATTCTTGTCAACGATGATTTGAAGGCCCAGTGGGTTGCTGTTCTGCCATGAAGTGGCGTCGCCCTTACCCAATGTGTTGTAACCGTTCAGGCCACCGCCCGTGTAACCAAAAATTGGTCTCTTATTGTCGTCGACCAACTGCATCATCAATCCCCAGGTGGCTGGGTCGACAGCGATATGGGTTGGCAAATAGTTGGTGGCGGCAACCGTTGTGACTGCGCAATCGTAGATTGACTTCAACAAGTCAGTTACGGTCAAGTCCCAAACACCATCACTGCTTGCGCTTGACACAAGCGTGTCGCATGCGTAGTTGTCGATTGCAAGAAGGTACTGGCCAGCGAGGTCCTGCATGATGATTGCCATAGCGGCAGGGTCACTGAACGAAACTGTTTGGTAAGACAAGGTGGTGCTACCAGCAAAAGTTTTCTTAGTGACAGTGTTTGAAGCAATCACGCTGGTGGTTGCTGATACTGCGTCAAGTTGTGCAGATTGTTCTGCAACAGTCGGGTGGGTTGTCCAAGTCGGGCGAATGAACGATGAACCTGCATTGCCTGCAGGCATTGCACGGGTGCCAACTGCTGAAAGCAACGGTGCGATGTAGTTGATATCAGCGAACACGGGACCCAAAATCGGGACTGGAATCAAGCCACTAACATTCGAAGTGACCACATCGCCACTTGCGGCGGCGATTGGTGACTGGTGGTAACTGCGGTAGTCATTCCAAACTTTGGTTGCGTTGGCGGCTTCAATGCCACCTTTGTGCATTGCCGCAACAAATTCGGCGGCGTTCGGCAAACGGGGTTCACGCTTTGCCTGGGCAAAAATCGGTGCTGTTGGCACAGCGACTTCTTCAACAACTGCAGGGGTGTTATCCATTTTCGGTTCTTCCTTTTGTTCTTCGACTTGTGGCGCTTCTGCACTGACCTGGGTAATTATAGACCCCGAAAATGCCCCCTGTGGGACTAGCGATAATTCAATCCAATCACCCTTCAGCACGGTCATGTTGCCTGCGTCGTCGTACTTAAATTCTGTGGGGTTGACACCAACTGAAACGGCGTCAATAACACCGTCACTAGCAAGTACTAACGCTTCATCACCTGCACGGGTGCTTGACACTTTGGCCGTAAAGTACATGGCCTCTGGGCTGTCTTTTCTTTCACTTAAAATTCCAACAGGCTGGGTGCTGTCGTGGTACATGTACAACTTTGGTGCCTTGCCATCAACGGGCAAACTGCCTGGTGCAAATTGCACGGTGGTTCCATCGCTAACAGTTGCGAAAGTGTTGTAGGGAACAGCAACACCAGTGATGGTTCTGCGTTGTTCACCGTCAGGGCCTGCGGCTTCTACAGCGAATGTGTTTGAAGTAAATCGAATCATGCCAGTTCTTCCTGTGTGTTTTCTTGTGGTTGTTCTTGTACGGGTTGCATGGTGGCCATGCCTTCTTCTTCGGTTTCTAAAAAGTCATCGGTGTCCCAACAAACATAGGTGCCACGGGGCAGTTGTTGTGACAATGCGTCAGTGATTGCTTTGGCGTACATTGAAAGGCCGAAAGTCCATAGGTCAGATTTGGCGCCAGCACTGTTTGTGTATGCGTAACTACCTGTTGAAATACCCAGTAAATACGGGGGTACATTGCACAAGTTAGCAATTTCTTTTGACTGGTATTCGGCGGCGTCAATTAACAGCATTTTGTCTGGTGTCGCTGTTGTTTCTGTGTAGGTTAAAAATTCGTTTAGTGCGGCGGTTTGATTGGTTGCCCGTGCCTGGTTGAACGCTTCGGCCAGTGCGGCAAGTTCAGTTGCGCTTAAAGGTTCGCCACCAGTTTGTTTAAGTACGCCTGCGGGAATGGCGCTACTGGCGTTACGGTTTCGTGCTTCGCATAGTTTTAGTGCTGTGTTTATCGTTTGTTCTGACATGTAAATCATGCCTTGTGTTGGGCTGTAAATTTGCACAACATCTTTGGGGTCTATGGCGCCGCCGTTAAAAAAGATTTCTTTGCTTTTACCAAACCACACTGGGGGATTTGCGTCGGGCGTCGTAATACTGCCTTGTGGCAAACGGGTGGCTGAAGCCATGTAGCCATCTTTTGTTCTAGAGGTCACATAGAGCATGCTTCTTCCGAAGAAAAAAAGGTCATCAAAAACCCAGGGCCACAAAAAACTGTTTGGCATTTCAGGGTCTAGTTGTCGAAGCCAGGAACGGGGCGCCAATGGTACTTTTTCCATTTCGCCTTCTTCTTCGTTCCATACTTCGTTGTACATCATTAGTTCCATGTTGGCCAGCACTGAAGCCATCAGGTCACGGGAACGGGAAATGGCGGCAACGGACATTGCACGGTTGCGCATGACGCCTGCCTGGTATGACCACCAGTCGCCAATCAAATTAGGGCCTGCAACTTGTGAACTGTAATAGGCGCCACCAACTGCGGCGGCTTGCACAGCAGGTTCAGGCTGTGGGCTAATCGCCGCTTTGTTCACTTTGTTATTGCTAAATAATCCCATGTCGGTTTCCTTTGGGGGTGTCCCTGCCCTGCCCGACGCAAGACAGGGACAAGGCGACTTTAGTACAACAGATAATTACGGTGTCCTAGACACAGCAAACATTGGTTTGCCAACAACCTTTGGCCGTGAACTTTCGGCAATCGCCCACGCCATACAGCGGCACAATTCGATAGGGCCTGGGGACTTCTGCGAACTGAGAACAACACCGCCGCCAGTTTTAGTAAGCACAGCACGGTTGACATGTTCCGCCAAAGCGAGTTCGCCACGGTGCCTTACTTTGCCTTCAACAATCATTTTTTGAATAAGGCCCGAATACTTCAACAGTTCGCCGTAACCGATAACGCTACTTCGGCGTTCCAAATGTTTTGGCAAATGCAAATGCAAGGCTGGCGTAATGACCAGACTGGTGGCCGTGTCTGCCATGACCCGTTGTATTTCTTCCCACATGGCGTCTTCGGTATCTACCATAAATTCAACGCACACATGGGCTTTGGATTCAAGCACTGATGACCTGACGCCTACATAACGCCCGTCTGTTAAATCAGTGTCAACAGCAAGCACGCCACCAGACGGCATAGGTTGGTCAGTCTTTTGTTTGTCCCAATGGCCTGGCAAAATCCAACTGCCCCTGGCTGATACCCACATATTTAAATGTGCCCGTAGGAAACTGTCTTTTTTGGATACAGCCCTAAGCGCTTCGACTGTCACGGTTTGGCCCATTGCTGGGTTGGCTTGTAACCAGTTGGTTTCTAATCGGGGGTCACTGCCAGGCTTCATGCTGTATTCGGCAAAATACAGGTTGCTAGTTTCGCCTTTGTCTATTTCGCTTATGGCCTGTTCTCTAAATTGAATCATGCAGGCGCTTGATTCATCACCAGCCGTAGACCACATAGACAGCAACGGTGACTGCCTAGCAATCTGACTAGGCCGTAATGCTTCATCGACTACCGCCGCCGAAATGTTCCAAAGTTCGTCAATGACAATCAGGTCATAACTACCGCCGTGCAGATTTGGTGTGGCCGCCCTAACTTCCCAGGTAGAACCATCAGGCATTTTTACTGACTTACGGCCTAAAGCGTTAGCCGCCTTACCACCAAATTTGTCTACAAGTATTGGGGCGATAAAACCAAATATGGCTTCGGCACGGTCAAGTTTGTTAGCCACAGACAACACGGCCTGGGGCTTGCCACGGACTGCCGCCAGTTCAGTTATCCACCAACCAATCAGTGCTTGAAGTGCAACAGACTTGCCCTGTTGTCTAGCAGTCGACACAAGCGCTTCACGAAACTGCAAGTTGCCTTTACCATCATGGGACAACTGCCCAGAAATTACATGCTGTTGCCAATCCATTAAAGACAAACCCATGTGGGAAGTAGCCCAGGCAGAAACCCTTGCACCGTAACTGTGCTGGTTCAGGCCCGTTGTTTCTAATCTGGGCAAGTGTGCTGGTACTGCCGCCAGTTCTCGCTGGTTCTCGCCAGTTTCCCCCAAAATGTTT